TGGCCTGCCGGACTCAGGAAGGCAGCCAAAGCCAAAACGCTGCCGGCATTTGAAAAAAAGTACCGAGCATGGAAAAAAACCAACGGCGGGCCGCCTGATGTTTTCGCCAGGATGCTGGCCGAAGATATTAGGCTGCGGCTCAGTGCCAGGGTGTTCGGGTTCGACAAGTTGCTACCAGCCTCGTACCTGAACGGCGAACGCTGGAACGACGAACGCCCTGGCGGCGGTTTAATGGTTTCACAGAGCACGGATTATGACATCCCTGATGGGTTCAGAGGATGATGAACCGGCGATAAACCGCAGCGTGCTCAGGAAGCACGTTTCGAAATATTCAGGAGAAATTTTATGAAATCAGGAGTTCGAATTTTAGGTGCTCAGCTGGCTGAACTCATTGTTGGCAAGACACTCACAGTGCCGGAGATGCACGTGATCGTGGGTAGGAAATACCCTGGGTACGAACCATCCAGCGTCTGGGTGGCGCTGAAAACTATCAAAGATTCGGTGAACTGCAATCTCGAACTGACCATGAAAAATCGGCACCGTGCATACCGCCTGAAAAGCGTAAGCCCAAAATTTTTTGGTCACTCTCAGCGGATTCAGGGGCGAAATGTGAAAACGGGAAAACCCTGCCGCAGTTATTTCACCAGCGAGGAATTTAAATCTCTCGAACTGGTCGATGAGTTTAATCAGCTGATCAGCAGTGTGAGGGCATCAACCACATCATAATATTAATATTCCAGTTTGGTATCCGATATAAAAAACAATTTAAATAAAATGATTTAAGTTGTAATTTATTTAAGGTGTATAAGTTTGAGTTATGGCAGCGCGTTTAATATTCATTTAAAATTCTTACCTCAAAAGTACTACGCAAACAGAATGGTCAACTTTTGATCTATTTTAACAATTGTGTTAACGAATTCTTGAGAGTTAAATACTCCGGCGCAACAAGGATGTATCTGTATGGGATTTAATTTTTAAGCGAGATTGTTAAATGTTTATTCCTGACGAAAAAATTCCTGGGATTGATCAGTATGAGCGTCCTGTTGTGATTTTCAGAAACCGCGAAGGCCATTTTCTGAGTGGATTTGTGCTGGCTGCCGATGAGTTCGTCACCAGTTTCAGTTCGTTTAAAGAGCGTTGTGAGTCAATGGGGATTTACCTTGTTGATGGGTGCGGTGAGCGTTTATAATCTCCACAGGCCTGAACAGCCTACTGAGAAATTGCTGTGCCACAGGAATCATTTATGGCACGCATACAATTTGTAAAAAATGGACCCTCTTCGCTGGCCCCGGCTACACCGGAAGACAGCGAGTATTTGCAGCGTATTAAAATCGGCGAGTGGATTCATGCTGATTTCAGGCGCGTTCGCAATTATAAATTTCATAAAAAACTCTTCGCACTACTACAACTCGGATTCGACTACTGGACGCCAGTAGGGGGGCTCATTAAGCCGGAAGAGCATCAACTCATTAAAGGGTTTGTTAACTACCTCTGCGACCGTGTAGGGCAGAGCCATAACTTGCCGCTTTCTGATGCTGCTGAGCAATATCTGGCAGACACTGGACACAATCGCTCCCATGATATTGCCCTGCTGAAATCTTTCGAGGCATTCCGGGAATGGGTTGCCATCCAGGCTGGTTACTACACCGAGCATGTTTATCCTGACGGCAGCAGTAACCGCCGCGCTAAATCTATTTCATTCGCCAACATGGATGAGATCGAATTCAGCCAGCTCTATAAATCAGTGCTGAACGTTTTATGGAATTATATTTTATTCCGTAAATTTAACTCCCTTGCAGAAGTCGAAAACATTGCGGCGCAGCTCATGGAGTTTGCCGCATGAAAAAAAATCTACGCAAAGCAGCTCGTGGGCGCGAATGCACGATCCGCATTCCAGGTGTATGCAATTTCAATCCTGAATCCAGCGTGCTGACACATTACCGATTGAGTGGTTTATGTGGCACCGGCATAAAACCAAATGACTTAGTGGCTGCAATCGGCTGCGACTGCTGCCATGCAGCCGTTGATGGTCGTCTTAAGACTGAATTTACCCACGAAGAACTGCGCCTGATGCACGCCGAGGGCGTACTGCGCACGCTCGATGTTTGGGAACGTGAGGGTTTTATTTCATGAGTGCGCAGGATCTTGAATACGCTCGCACCGAACTCAGGCACGCACTGGTCGATTACTCGGGGAAAACAAAGGGACAACTGCAGGCATTTAGCGAAAATCCTCCTGCGGAGAAAAACCGCCTCACACGCAAACCTATCCATACCGTCGAGCTGGAGGATGGGAAGGGTGGCAAAAGGCAAGTGAGGGCCGAGAATACCGCCGTATACGTACTGGAGACGCGCAGCAGGCGTACGCCACTGCCACCTATAGGCGATGAGGATTTCGCAGCATCACCATGGCGACGCGCTGTTAATCAGTTATCTGAGCATGAGCAGGCATGGCTTCGATATTGCTATGGATATGATCTGGATTTTCGCCATCAGATCACCTTGTGTGAATACATCTGGCACGAGTTCAAGCTATGCCTCCCGACAGGGTTAATTAAGAAAACGCAAAAGCGGCTTTCTTCGCTCGTTTGGGTGGCAGTGCAGGAGATTGCCTGTTCTCAGTCGAACAGTACTTTCAAGAAATATGCAGGTGCTTTGCTGGCCTCACGGCTGGGGGTATCACGATCAACCTGGAGCCGCATTTATTCACCGCACTGGCAGGAATTAAAAGCGATGGTAAGAGCGCTGGATGAAGCATCTATCCATGGCGCTCTGGAGAAATACATTAACGCGTTGGATGAATAGCATAATCGGAGCAGGAAAAAGCCCAACGGAGTGGGCTTCTGCTCAGGTTAATTGAAGTTACTCAACACCCTGTACTTGATGCTCTGGTTTGTGGCCTCAATGACCTCAATTCGAGCGCCTTTGTAGCCAATTGTTTTGGATTCTGATAGGTCGTATTCGACCTCGTTATTGAATGCGGGACGCGCCATGTTTCCAGAGGACTCGCGGTATCCAATGTTAATTTTGTCTCCGACACGGCCATTATAGAGCAGGGTTTGCTGGAAGCTGTTTTCAGAGCTGACATTCAAAGTAGTGTGCTCGAATGGCATGTTGTCCTCACAGATGGAGGCTGAGAAAACAGTAATCACACACAGTGTTCTTGTGTTCTTTTTTGCCATTATACCTTGCCACATATCAGCTATTGCGGCCTTATCAACGTTTGCAGAATCAGGCGTGCCTGTTGGCAGATAAAACTCATTTTTGGCATCTTCGCCAACTTTCTTCAGATAGCCAGGCGTAACGGTGTAGGCCCAGGAGACCTTAGCCGGTGCAGTAACCTTCAGCCCTTCATACCGTGACGCAACACCTTGGCGCAACAGGGAATCACCAACGTATGCTGTGTTAATCGAACCTTTAGGGGGTTCACTGATATTTTCTGTTGTTGGGCTGTAGTTATATTTTGGCGAGGTACATCCTGTTAACAAAGCAAATACAGTTAATATTAAAAGTTTTTGCATATCCCTATCCTTACGATTAAAAAATTATCGATGCAAAGACCTTACAGGCATGGCCCTTGCCGTGAATTTACTTGAATATAATCGATACTATCAATTGTTAAACATGGGAACAGAAGGCTTTTTTGCCCCTTTTTCTGGATAGCAATGATGAGTAGATAGATTCGGGCACAGGACTGTAAGGCATTGTCAGGTGGTAAAGTTATATTACTTGCTGCAAGTAGTGCAACAAGAACAAATGATCTTGCAAACTGCAACAAAAAAGGCCATATTTAGCTCATATTTTATATAATGCCTGCACTCTATATCGAGACAATGTAATCCGCCAGTGAGTGGTTTCTTTACTAGAAACACCCTCAGATTGCTCCCTGATAGCTTACATTCAGTTTTAATAAAACATGAAGGTAGTATTCATCTTTTCACGGAGGAAAAATGAAGTACATTTGTACTCTTTTTATGCTGCTAACGGCGCCATCTTATGCCATGGCAAATAATCAGCAGCAGTCAGCTGAAGATTTATGTGAGATGGAATGGCGTATAACGGATAGAGCCGGTTCAACCGATACGGATGTATTTGAAATCGTATATGGTGAACTTACTGCTTTTAATGCAGCTGGGCATTCCTTGTCTGACTATTCGATAGATAAGGCTGACTTTGTGAAAGTATCTACTGAGGGTGCCAAGAGCTTCAGGAAAATGGTGGGTGAGATGACTACTCCCTATGATGAAGCCAGAAGCTTTTTTAAAGAGAGAATGACACCGATTTGCATCAAAAATGTTTTAAAGAACCTGAACCAGGGCCATTAACATTTAACCGATTAACCAGATTTAGGCTCGCTAAGGCGGGCCTTTTTTGTATCTAAAACACTCTAAAAACAGAGGAAGAAATAATGGCTGAGCCATTGAGCACCAGCGCTACTCTAGGAACGGTAGCTGGCTGGGGCATTGTCACGTCTGCGCTGGTGGGATTCATCACCTCTGTAGATTACTCAATCGCGTTCGGGGCGTTTGCCGGGTCGATGTGCTTTATCGTCACTGCCAGCGACCTGACGCGCCGCCAGATATGCGGTTATTTCCTGTTTGGTTACGCGGCTGGCATTTTCGGTGCAGGTTTTGTCGCTGACAAAATTGAGGACTATCTGGATTACCGCGAAAAACCGCTCGATGCTCTGTCAGCCGTAATCATTTCCGCTGCTGCTGTGCAAGGCTATTTCTGGCTGAAAAACGGCGGCATTTCAAAACTGCCGTTCGTCAAAAAATGGATGGGGGAACAATCATGATTAGCCACGACCTCCTTACGGTAATTGATGTCGCCATTTGTGCAGCTATTGCTTTGCGTCTGATGCTGTTCAGTAAAACGGGCAGAACGCATAAACCAGGTATCTCATGGATTGCTGCTGGACTGATTCTTTTTTACGGCAACTTTGGGCTGCTGTGGTTATTCGGTCATTACCACGCAAGCGGCTGGCCGGTGGTTGTAGCGAACGCACTGATTTGCATCGCGGTGTTTGCGGCGCGTGGAAACGTTGCGCACATGGTTTCATATCCAACGGAGGGAGGTACCAAAAAATGACAGGTAATAAAAAACCACGCGGCATCCGCAACAACAACCCTGGAAACATTCGCTGGTGCGATGAGTGGCAGGGATTGGTACCAAAATCCCAGCGCACTGATAAATCGTTCTGCCAGTTCATCTCGCCAGAATACGGTATTCGCGCGATGATCGTCATCCTTCGCAATTATCAGAGCAAATACGGGCTGCGCACGATCACCGGCATGATCAAGCGCTGGGCACCGCCAAACGAGAACAATACGCAGGCATACATTAACAGTGTGGTGCAGGCCACCGGAACTGAAGCAGACCAGCCGATTGATCTGCTCGATAGCCGTAAACTGTTTCCTCTACTGCAGGCCATCATCCAACATGAAAACGGCTCCCAACCTTACGAATTCAATGTGTTCGTCAGCGCTTTGGATCTTGCTGGATCGTAATAGGTGCAGAATAGATGAAAAGATTCTGGCTAGCTGGAGTCCTTTTAGCTGTCAGTCTGGCGCTCGGCTGGGCTACTAACCACTATTACAATAAAGCAGTAGCCTGGAGAACATTAGCACAGCATGCTCAGGAACTGACAAGGCAGCAGGCGGACACTATCACCGATATGCAGACACGCCAGCGCAATGTGACTGCTCTTGATGAGAAATACACAAAGGAATTAGCTGATGCTAAAGCGACTATCAATCAGCTTCATAATGATGTTGCTACTGACAAGCGCCGGTTGCAGCTCAAGGCCGCTTGTGCGAAGCAATCCGGCACCGGCACCACCAGCATGGATGATGCAGCCAGCGCCAGACTTACTGACTCCGCTCAACGGGATTATTTCATTCTCAGAGAGCGAATAGAAGTTGCCGGAAAGCAAATAGCAGGGCTGCAGCAATACATTAATGATCAATGCTTGAAGTGAACATCAAATAACTCATGTCACACTGCGCCCGATGATGAAACCTAAAGAACTTTCTAATTCAGCCGATACCTTTTGTTCATTCTAAAAGGAGGTTTTATGACAATTGTTGAATATACCGTGTTGGTTACGTTTGATCTGAGTTATGCGGATTCTGGGGATTATCGTAGTGTAAATACCTTCCTATCCTCAGAGGGATTTGAACCATTGTCCCATAAAGGTCACAAACTACCCAGCAATACATATCTTGGAACAGAATCAGCGATTATCGGCTCACATGAGATGGTGGCAGATGGTGCTGTAAGGGTAAAAGACAGCGTTTATCGAAGCATAAAAGCAGCCATGAATGGTAGTGGTCTGCAATCGGTTGTTTTTGTTATGGTGTCACCAAAAACAGATACTTTTTATTCATGTTCAAAACCTGTGAATTTTTAGTTTAGGTCAAGAAATAAACACTCATTACAAGAAAATATTCGTTACTTTATCGCCTATGGTTAGCTGTTTACAACGGTCCATTAGTAACTGTACTCACTAATGCCGTAAATAAGGAAGGCGCAAGGGTTTACCTTGCGCCTGATAATGTGCCAATGATGCATTTTGAATTAGACTACCCTGACACTACGTATTTTTTAGATTTAATCAATTCAAACAGGCTTAGTGCTTCATCAGAAAGTTCCCGGCGTGTTATCCAAACATCTTCACCTAGCTGCCAAGCCATACCGTGATCCTGATTCACTCCAGGATAAGCGATTGGGCTATCGTCACGGTTGCTGTTTGCTGCTTGCATTTTAGCCAAAGGAATTCTTAATCGATTAATCTTTTTCTTGTAAGCATTTATCTCTCCATGCACATAATTCAATGGGGAATCAGGGGTTTTGGCAAATTCGTCTAGAGTGCGAATCAACTCGTACATACCTAAGACCCATAGGTATGATGTCGTTACATGGTCGCTTAGGTCATTGTAAGGATTTTTTGGGAAACCAGTTTTAGAAACTTCAATGTCATCATTAATTAAACGCGCATCTAAAGCACCAAGATTCTGGAGCGTTGACACAGACCAGAAATTATGTATCGCAATAGAGTACGAGCAATCAACCCATCTTTTGTTCCTCTCAACGTCAAATAGGCCAGCAATACAAGCCCTTAGCTTAGCATTGTGAGGTTTTTCTATTTCTTTAGCGACTTCATCCATTTTCACTCCGAAGGTAGTTATTGTACCCGCAAGCTAAGGCAAATGTTCTGCTACGAGTGCTTAGTTGATTGTCCAGTGCGTTTGACTAACTAAGGTTGTATGCAACCAAAACGGCTAAAGCTCCGGAAAGGAGCCGTAAGGTCGCTGTAAAGAAACTTTTACTTTTTATACTTGAGAATTTAATGAAGTCAGTAGATGCCTGACAACAAATAATGGCTGCAAAAATCCATGCAATACTGACTTTGGGTAAATGAGTAGAATGGAATGACATCCATGTACATCCGGCTGTTGAAAGAAGAAAAAACACTAAAACTAGCCATTGATCTTTTAAGTCCTCAAGGCCTGCTTGGAACCATGTTTTTTGATCAGAACTTTGAGCAGATCCGCCATCAGAATTTACCATTATTTTTTTTCTCAGCCACATTAGTTAAATGATTGTTTGCAATAACGCTTTCAATATACTCAAACATTAAAAAATTTAAAGTATAATTTATGGGCACCTCCGATCAGGAGGCCATCTAATCGGCTTGCGTTGCTTTGAACACTCAGCAAACTGGGCACTGCTAACCAGTTGCGGCAACCTGATAAAGCCGCGGCCACTGGAGGCGTACCGGTCAGTGAATCAGCGTCAATCAAGCCTTTCAGGTGAGCTGGCCAGTCAAGTATATGAGCCAGAGCCGCCAGAAAAGATGACCTGCGGTGACAGCGTAAGCCTCAATGCTGAGTTATGTAGTGTTTTGCAGATGCAGTGACGATAGGGCGGCGATAAGGGCTTTCCACCAAAGTAACGTCAACGAGGATGCGTTTGTTTATTTTAAGCCGCATTATGTTCCAGTCTATTTTGTTGATAGCGAGGCTGGGATAAAGCTATGGAAGTTATGAAAGCTTTGGAAATGGGTATTTGGGCTATTTTTATAGGCATGGTTATCATTGTTGGGAGAATTTGGCTTAAGTCAGCAATTGAGCAAAGTGTTAAGCATCAAGCCGATGTTTTATTGGAAAAAATAAAGCAGGCTAATGCAATTTCATTTGAAAAAGACAAAAGAGATCATGAGGTAAGGATGAAGTCCGCTTTGCTTGCAGAGTTGATGGCAGAGTGGATCAGTACACCTCAGGACAGAAAAAAACTTAGGCAGTTAACTAATGAAGCATTTTTGTGGTTGCCACAAGGACTGGCAAAGGAATTATCTAAAGTGCTTTCACATGACCCTTCTAATATCGGATACCGAAATTTTATGAAAAAAGTTAGGGTTCATTTGCTCGGGGATGATGATGGTCTAGAGCAAGGCGATATCATTACATTCCACTTAACAAAGCATGAGATTGCCGAAATTGCTATCAAAGAACTTGAAGCTAGGATGCGTGTCAATTTTGAGGAAGATGAAACAGGAGTGCCTCTTAATCAAGGTATTGTAGATGAAAAATTCTCTGTTTGATTGAACTCATAAAGTGATGGGTATCACGGTATCACAAGGCGCACTTGCGGGTGCGCTTGATGATGTTAATCTGACATAAAAAAGGAGAGTTTATGGCAATCGAAATGAATCATGTCTCAGTATGGGTATTGAATTATCGTTATTCCGCACCTGGGCTTGAAAACTGTATCGGTGTTCATTTTTTGGGCGCCATTGAGAATGAGACTATCGAACAGCTCCAAGAAAGGATGTATAGAGAAGTTGAGGCGCAAAATATCAAATCACATGGCGGATTCAATCTCATATCAGGAAAAATAGACCCATTCGAAATGAAAAATAAATAGCCGACTTCAGGCGGTTTTTACTGCTCTCATTACAGAAGCCACTCATTGAGCGGCTTCGATAATGACTACGAGTCTGGCTGTGATGCTAAGTAATCTAAGCCGTGCGCAGTGATGCGAGTGTTATTGGAATGTATCTCCCATTCACGCTGATGCTCCAAATACCTAAGAGTTGTACTAATCAAACCTTTCTCAGACAAGTAGATGAGATGTCCGTCCAGAATGCTTTCTTCGATTTCTGTTAGTAGCTTCCTGTACCCTTCAGTCTCTAGCATGAAGGGGTATACATCCGCCAACTTAGTAAGAATACCAACGATAATGTTGTTATCAATCTTCATAAAGTTTTCCTATTAATGTGAGCTGAGTGTGTAGTGTGTCGATTATATCAGATATTTAAATGCAGCATTGAAGCCGCCCCCATTATAGTGCGAATCACTTCACAAGCGATAACCTCCTTCGGGAAGTTTTTTATTGGAGCTACCAATGATTATCACACCTGACGCCATTATTTTTGGTGGCACCAGTATGCATGGCATCTCAGCGCCTGGCGCAATAAATATTGGCGGCCATGACAAACCACCAGCCGACACGATATTCATCCAGAACGACAGTAACACCAACCCTTCATCGCTGTGGTACGTCACACAGGTTGATGCCACGCATTACACAATGGCAAACGCCACCGCGCCCAAAGGATGGCAATACCTAGGAGCATTCCTTGTCGATGGCAAATCTGGTGTAAGAGGGGGGCGCGCAGACGGTGCTGTCTGGACCATATCAAATCCCAGCATGGTGCAGCACATCACCACGTCGGCTAAAGGGCAGGCGGCTGTGAGCATACTCACCCCAGGAATTTGCACGCTGACGGTAACGCTGCGCGATATGGTTTCAACGCTGGTGATAACAGCAGTCGATGCATCCTGAATGAGAGAGAAAAATGGCTACTGAAAATAAAACGGTGGGAACATCCTGGACACTCATTGCGAGCGGTGCAGATTCTATGCTGATCACAGCTGTTGCCGGTTACGGGGATATCTGTGAATCAACCGGCATTCCGCCCGAATCCCTGTTAGGCCACCCGATTTATGCTGGTGGTGAAAAAAATAACTCTTACACAGCGACGGGAGAGATTTACGGGCGGGCAGCGGCGGGATCATCACAGATGCAACTGGCATTGACGCCGTAAAGAAATATGAAGGTGGGCGACTACTGGCAGCGGTAACTGCCAGCAGACATCCATACCCACGGAACAGTCATGATGAGTATGAACCAAGGCCCAGCTCGCTCTGCAGAGCCGGGCTATTTTATTGGATTCTCAGAAATGACCACAACAGAAAATCTTCCGCAGCTCACTATCATTTACCGATCGTTGAGCGAAATCATTCCCCATGCACGTAATGCGCGCACACATTCAGATGCGCAGGTGCAGCAAATCGCCGCCAGCATTACTGAGTTCGGCTGGACTAATCCCGTACTGATAGATGAATCAGGGGATCTGATAGCAGGGCATGGTCGTGTGATGGCTGCTGAAAAGCTCGGTATAACCGATGTGCCGGCCATCATCCTGCCGGGATTATCAGCAGAGCAAAAACAAGCCTACCGGATAGCCGATAATAAGCTGGCGCTGAATGCAGGCTGGGACACAGAGCTGTTAAAGCTGGAATTTGCTGAGTTAATGGATGCGAGATTCGATATCAGCCTGACGGGGTTCAGCCTGGAAGAGTTGGACGAATTGCTGGTGGAGGTCGAAACCGAAACCCTCAATGATGAAGACCCCTACACTGCAAAAATCGACACGCCGGTTTACGAGCCATCCGAAACAGTCCCTGAAGTATCAGAGCTGTATGACGAAAATAAAACGCAGGATCTGCGTGGGCGCATTGAGGCGGCAGAACTTCCGCCTGAGGTTGAAAGATTTCTGCTGAGCGCTGCGGAGCGCCACACCGTATTCCATTTCAACAAAATCGCTGATTACTACGCATCGGCGAGCGCTGAGGTTCAGGCACTGTTTGAGGAGTCTGCTCTGGTCATAATCGACTATGAAAAGGCGATTGAACATGGATTCGTCCATCTGACAAAAAAGATGGTAAAGATCGTCCACGGTGAGGAGGAAGAGCATGCGTGATGATTTCTGCGCATTCATCCTGAGCCATGGGCGCCCGGATAAAATCTATACGCTAAATCTGCTAAAAAAATCAGGCTACACGGGGAAGTATTTTATCGTCATAGACGATGAGGACACTACACGGGAGCGTTATCAGGAATTGTTCGGCGACAAAGTGCTGGTTTTCTCAAAGAGCGATATCGCCAGCCGGTTCGATGAGGCCGACAATTTTGGTGACCGGCGATCTATTTTTTATGCCCGTAATGCCTGTTTCGATTTGGCAAAAAAAGTGGGCTGCAAATATTTTATCGAGCTGGACGATGATTACACGGCGTTTCAGTTCAGGGTCGGCAAGGAGCTCGAAAAAGATTATTGCCTGATCACCCGCCTCGATCCGGTTCTGGAGGCAATGATTGAGTATTACGAGGCAATCCCTGCCAAAACCATTGCAATGGCACAGGGTGGAGATTTTCTCGGAGACTCTAATAACGCCTCATGGCTGAAGCGGAAAGCCATGAATAGCCTGATTTGCTCCACTGACAGGCCATTCGAGTTTATCGGTCGCATTAATGAGGACGTGAACACCTACACGACACTCGGCCGCCGTGGTGAGTTATTCCTGACAATCGGTGCCGTCCAGCTACTGCAAAAACCCACACAATCGAACAGTGGCGGCATGACAGAGCTGTATCTGGCATCAGGAACATACGTCAAAAGTTTCTACTCGGTGATGTACTCACCATCATGCGTGAAAATCTCAACAATGGGTTTAGCCCATGAGCGTATTCATCACAGGATCAGTTGGAACAACACCGCAGTAAAAATTCTCGACGAAAAGTATAAAAAACGCCTGCCGACCGACAGGGGGTAATCATGCTCCCGTTGTCAAAAATTGAATCCCTCGCAGCCTTTCGAATGAACGAACAGCAGATAGCTGACGTCCTCGATATCGATCTGGTTAACCTCAAACAGAACCGTGAATTGATGAGCTCATTCAGAGATGCCATGAGGAAAGGCCGAGCGAAAGGAGAAGTAGAGCTAAGGCGGGCGTTATATGAGCGTGCGCGTAAAGGCGATGCACAGGCCCACAACGAACTAATGAGATTATCTGCCAGTAAGGACTGATAGATGAGCAAACCCGACTGGAGGGCGCTGCAGTCTCAGTTTGCTGCTGCTCATGCCAGTACGGGTATATCACCCAAAGCGTGGTGTGAACAGGAGGGATTAAACTACAGCAGCGCTCGCCGCTACATAAAGAAGCCGGTAAAAAAAACTGCGCAAAAAACTTCTGAAGGAACTGCGCAAAAAAGTGCGCAAAAGAAAGCTGCGCAAAAAACTTCTAAAGCCTTAACCAGCCAGAAGGCTGAGCCTGCAAGGGCTGCGCAAAAGAAAAGTGCGCACTTTCCGTATGCTTCCTCATTTTGCGCAGATTTAAATGCGCAGGAACAAACGTTCGTGACCGAGTTTTTAAAGACGCGCGATAAATATGCGGCCTATAAAAAAGCGGGCTACACCGGGGGGGATCGTGCTGCCAGAATGCTCCATCGAAAGCCCAACATTACGCGGGCTATAAATCGCGGTTTGGAGCAGCTTCATAAAGACGCTGTACTGAGCGGTCAGGAGGTTTTACGCCACTGGCACGAAATCGCTATTGCCGATCCCGGCGAGATTTCTCAGATGCGCCGATGCTGCTGCAGGCATTGCTGGGGTGAACGATTTCTCTATCAGTGGCGTGATATCGATGAATATGACCGCGCGGCAGAAAAAGCCCTGGCGGATGGAAAACCTCAGCCTGAATACGGCGGCCTGGGATTTATTGAGAACGATGATCCCAATCCCGATTGTCCACGTTGTGCCGGTGAAGGGGTGGCAGATGTTTATCTGGCAGATACCCGCGACATAACAGGCCCATCACGCCGACTCATTGCTGGGGTAAAAAAATCAAAATTCGGCATTGAAATAATAATGCGCGATCAGGATGCAGCTCTGAAGCATCTGGCGGCATTTCACCAACTGGCGGTCAGCGAGCAGGAGCGGGAGCTGCGATTACTCAAAGCTGAGCAGACGCGCCTGGCTAACGAAAAACTACAGGCCGAAATTGAGGCTCTGAGAAAACAACTGGCCGCGAAAAATGAGGAGGATGAGGAGCCGTTGCCGGTAGCGATAAACATTAACGTCGTGGATGCACGCGTGAGGGATGACGATGACGGGGATTTCACCGCAACTTAATATTCCTCAGGCGCGGTTCCTCGCAATGCCACATAAATTCAAAGCGTACGTCGCCGGGTTCGGTTCCGGTAAAACGTGGGTCGGTTGCGGCGGGCTGTGCAAGGGCGTCTGGGAACATCCGAAAATCAATCAGGGGTATTTTGCCCCGACCTATCCGCAGATACGCGACATTTTTTATCCCACGATTGAAGAAGTAGCGTTCGATTGGGGATTGAAGACCAAAATCAACGAGGGCAACAAAGAGGTCCATTTTTATGCTGGACGGCAGTACCGGGGAACCACGCTCTGCCGGTCGATGGAAAAACCGCAGACGATAGTCGGTTTTAAAATCGGTAAAGCGTTGATCGATGAGCTGGACGTTCTGCCGACAAAAAAGGCGCAAATGGCCTGGCGAAAAATAATCGCCCGTATGCGTTATAAAGTTCCAGGACTGCTCAACGGCATAGACGTGACAACGACCCCAGAGGGGTTCAAGTTCGTTTACCAGCAATTTGTTAAGGCTATGAGGGAAAAGCCCTCACTTAGTGGCATGTATGGTCTCATTCAGGCGTCCACGTTTGATAATGAGAAAAATCTCCCGGATGACTATATCCCATCCCTGATGGCCAGCTATCCACCTGAGCTGATCAAAGCCTACCTCAAAGGGCAATTTACCAACCTCGTTAGCGGCACCATATATCACCAGTTTGATCGCGTTCTGAATAACTGCGAGGAGGAAGAGCAGCCAGGGGAGCCGATCTATATCGGGATGGATTTCAACGTGGGGAAAATGACGGGGATCGTTCACGTTCTCCGCCTGGGCCTGCCGTGTGCCGTTACCGAGATAACCAAAGGGATGGACACGCCAGACATGATTCGCATGATCAAAGAGCGCTTCTGGCTGTATGACGGCAATAATTATCGCAAAACACGCGAGATTTATATTTATCCCGATGCCTCCGGTAATTCCCGGAAATCAGTCAACGCCAGCGCAACGGATATAGCCCAGCTCAAGCAGGCTGGATTTACCGTTGTCGTTAATGCCGCAAACCCTCCCGTAAAAGATCGCGTTAACTCAATGAACGCCATGTTCTGCAACGGGAATGGCGTGCGGCGCTACAAGGTGAACGTTAAACGCTGTCCTGTTTACGCTGAGGCGCTGGAACAGCAGGTATGGGGCGACAATGGCGAGCCTGATAAATCAGATGACAATGACCACCCGAACGATGCTGGTGGCTATTTCATCATTAAACAATTCCCAATAGTTAAACCGACCGGAAAAGTCACAAAATTGCGGATGTAATTTATGCCTGATATTTCTACCCCGAATCTCGACTATAACGACATGCTGGACGCGTGGGATCTCAATGACGCGCTGATGGGCGGCACATTTTATATCCGCCAGCTCGGTGAGATTTATATGCCACGCTGGATTAATGAGGAGAAAGAGGATTACCAGCGCCGCCTGGCTATTTCGACACTACTCCCGGCCTACGAGGAAACGATCAAGCAAAACTGCGGGCGGGTTTTTGCTGACGTTGTTCAACTGAGTGAAAACACACCTGAGCGAATAGTGGAGTATTCAAAAAATATTGATTTGGTCGGGAATCGCCTGGATGTATGGGCACAGGAGTTTTTTAGCCTGGGCTTACAATATGGCCTCGTTCACGCGCTGGTTGATCATCCTCGTATTGATAAAACTGTGGTGCGCACACGCGCAGATGAAATAGCTTCAGGCGCACGTCCCTACGTGACGATGCTTAACCCTAAACAGGTTATCGGCTGGAAGTCGAAGCCGTTAAACGGTCGGGTGGTGCTGACAGAGTTACGTATCCGCGAGGTTGTGGTTATTGATGGCGAGAATTTTGGTCAGAAAAAGATTGAGCAAATCCGCTACATCCTGCCTGGTAAAGTAGAAATCTGGCGCAAAGGTGTTGGGATAGAGGATAAAAACGTCTGGCTGCTACATGAGGCGTGGGAGACCAGCAGACAGGATATTCCGCTTGTCACTTTCTACACCAAAAGCACTGGATTTATGCGCGGTAAACCGCCGCTGCTTGAACTGGCCCATCTGAATATCAAACACTGGCAGAGTCAGAGCGAGCAGGACAACATCTTGCATATAGCTCGTGTACCGCTTTTGGTGACGTTCGGGCTTGCTGAGGGTGAAACGTTAAAAATCGGGGCATCCAGCGCAACGAATTTCTCAGATCGGGAACAGCAGGGCGTTGAATATGTAGAGCATACCGGCAGCGCCATCGGTGCGGGGCAAACCTCTCTCGATACCCTCGAGGATCAGATGCGCATGGCGGGTGCAAAACTGCTGCGTGCTGAAAATACCTCAACCAAATCCGTAGACCAGACAGAGCAGGAAACAATGCAGGAAAACTCGCCCCTGTTCACGATGGCGAATTCCCTGGAGGACGCGCTGGATAACATACTGCAGATCATGGCCGAGTACATTGGCGAGCGTGATGGCGGTAATGTCGATGTGCGTACCGAGCTGGACGTTGCAGACCAGTCATTTAACGCCCCTTCAGCGCTGGCTATTCAGAGTCTGCGGCAGGGTGGCGACATACGTCCGATTGATGCGGTACGAGCCTATCAGCGCCTAAAAATCATTGACCCTGACGCTACGCCTGAGAACGTGCTGGATGAGTTGCAGAATCAGCCCGTGGTTCTGAGAGGGGGTTAAGGTGGCGACCATTAACGAAACTCTGCGCGATGAGTCGATAGCTCACGCACTATGGATTAGCCGGTACAGCACCGGCGTAGCAAGTCGGATGGTGAAGGTGCTCAATGAGAGTGACGCTGAATTATCTGCACGACTTATTGTAGCGCTGGAAACGCTCGATCCAGCCAACTTCACCGTGCAACGTATCGAAACGATGCTGGTGGGCGTGCGTGAGATTAACAGACAGGCCACCGCTGCCTATCTTAACGGCATGACGACAGAACTCCGTGATTTTGCAGAGCATGAGGCAGGGTTTCAGTTGAGCCTGTTTGATGCCCTACTGCCTGATGAGGTCAAAACCCGCTATCCACTGCAATCAGTAACGCCTGAAATGGTTTATGCCGCGGCTATGTCGAAACCATTCCAGGGGAAGCTACTCAGGGAATGGGCCTCCGGTCTGGAGGCAGACAGGATGGCTCGCGTATCCAACACCATCAGGCAGGGTTTTTTACTCGGCGACACGACAACGCAACTGGCAAAAAAAATACACGGACACGCGAACCGGGGGTATCAGGATGGCGCGCTGCAGATGAGCCGCAGCAACGCAGCCAGCATCGCTAAAACTGCGGTCGGCCACGTTGCAGCCACTGCCAGAGAGGAGTTCGCTAGCGTTAACGACGACCTGCTGAGCGGCAAGCAATGGCTCTCTACCCTGGATAATCACACCACGCCAATGTGCCGCATCCGGGATCGGTTGCGCTACACGCTGGCAAACAAACCCATCGGCCATAAAATCCCCTATTTGCAGGGGCCGGGAAAAATCCATTTCTGTTGTCGCTCGACCGAGACTTTGATCCTCAAATCGGCTGCAGAGCTGGGGCTCGATATTCGGGAGATTTCAGGCGCAACACGCGCCAGCATGGATGGTCAGGTTCCGGCTGATACTGATTACAGTGGTTGGTTCGCTCGCCAGCCGTATGAGCGTCAAAAGCAGATAGTCGGGCAGCAGCGCGCCATACTGATGAGAGATGGCGGAATGTCGCCGGACCAGTTCTACACCGACAGGGGGGAATGGCTGACGCTGGCGCAGTTACGGGAACGGGATGAACAGGCGTTTATAAGGGCAGGGATCTGATATGCATAATTCAACGAAGCGAAACGGAGCTGAAAGCAATTTTCACTATGTTGGTGACGGGCGGGGCCAGCGAAATGTTTTTGTTAATGGCAATAAAATAAAAAATTGTATATGGGCGGATATTGATCGAGGCGTTGTCGCTTTTTGCCCGTACCCCTTCCGGGCGCATAAAACAAAGAGGGATGAGATTTATTCTCGAAAAATTCGCGGAAAATTAATTATCGAATTTATTTAATTTTTATTTTTTATTTTTCTCATGAGCTGCCTAAGGGCGGCTTTTTTATTGCCGCAATTCGGATGATGCGTGGCGCAACGGTCGGATGACCAGCTAACCAGGTAAAAAACATGAAACTCAAAACAGTTGAAGTAAACGGTAAAAACTATGCAGAAGTAGACGCAAACGGCCTGCCGGTTTACGTGCATGACGATGGCAAAGAAATCGGGTTCGATGCTGCGCAGGCGGTCAATAAAATCTCATCACTGAACGGAGAGGCAAAAACTCATCGTGAGGCAAAAGAGGCAGCAGAAACCAAGCTGGCTGCATTCGCCAAAATCAGCGACCCGGCAAAAGCGATTGAAGCGCTGGAGCTAATGACGAAAATCGACCAGAAAAAGCTGATCGATGCGGGTGCAGTGGATCAGGTCAGAGCGGAGATCACGAAGACGTTTCAGACCCAGCTCGATGAGGCTACAGCGCAAAGCAAAGCGCTTGAGGGCCAACTGTACGAAGCAAAAATTGGGGGCAGCTTTGCCGCATCCAAATTCATCACCGACAAACTGGCAATTCCGTCTGATTTTGTGCAGGCCCGATTCGGTCAGTCTTTCAAACTCGAAGACGGGAAGGTCGTTGCTTATGACCCAAGCGGAAATAAGATTTACTCACGCTCAAAACCCGGCGAACTTGCCAGCTTCGACGAAGCACTGGAACACCTGGTAGAGCAGTATCCGCAGAAAGATCACATCCTCAAGGCCAGCGGTAATAGCGGTGGTGGCTCACAACAGACCCAGCATTCTGCAGGCCAGAAAACCATGAAACGCTCTGCATTCGATTCGCTGGACCCTTCCGCACGACAGGCGGCGCTGGCCGATAAAATCACCATCGTCGACTAATTTTGCTGCGCCCCCGGATGGGGGCCAGTGCCAGAGCTGGATAGCTCAGATAACCCTCATTTAATTTTTTCCAAAGGAAATTTTCATTTATGTCTAACACCCTCACCGGGTTAATCCCAACTATCTATACCGCTCTGGATATCGTTTCTCGCGAACAGGTTGGATTTATTCCTGCCGTTGCACGAAATCCGAAAGCTGACGCAGCTGCAAAAGGCCAGACGGTATCAGCGCCGGTTGCACCTGCGGCAACAACTGTAGACATTGAGCCAGGCCCAACTGCGCCAAACGATGGTGATCAGGCTATCGACACCGTTAATGTGGTCATTACTAAATCCAAAATGGCCCCTGTTAAATGGAATGGTGAGGAACAGCTGGCGATTGGCCCATCCGGCACCTACAACACTATTCTTGCGGACCAGTTCACCCAGGCATTTCGCGCCATTGCAAACGAAGTTGACGCTGATCTTGCATCGCTTTATTACGGCTCATCCCGCGCAATCGGGACCATCGGCACAACGCCTTTTGGCATCAAAGAGGATCTGACTGATTTTGCTCAGGCTCGGCAGGTGCTGGAGGATAACGGTTCACCCACCACGAACCTGCAAATGGTGCTGGGTTCATCAGCCATCGCAAATGTGCGTGGCAAACAGTCAGTATTGTTCAAAGTTAACGAGGCAGGCACTGACGAACTTCTGCGCGAGGGCATCATCGGACGTATTGAAGGCTTCAACCTTCATAACTCAGCCGGTATTAAAAAGGTGCCTGCCACTACAGCGAAAGGTTACCTGGTTAACGGCAGCAAAAATGAAGGCGACGTGATTATTCCTGTCGATACCGGCACCGGGGAAATCGCACGGGGTTCTATCGTTACTTTCGCTGGCGACGGCCATCGCTACGTGGTTCTGGCCGCTACCGCGACAACTATCACGCTTAGCGCGCCGGGTCTGCGTCAGGATCTGGCCGATAATACCGAAATCACTGTGCAAGGCGGTTTTGTGCCAAATATGGCGTTTGATCGCAACTCATTTGTACTCGCCTCGCGTACTCCGGCAATGCCAAAAGGCGGGGACGCAGCAGATGACGTAATGAACGTTACTGATCCGGTATCGGGTATTACGTTCCAGGTTGCGCTATATCGCCAGTATCGCCAGGTGCGTTACGAGGTTGGTCTGGCGTGGGGTGTGGCGTCAGTTAAACCTGCGCACTCGGCAATCATTCTTGGTTAATCCAGGGGCTTCGGCCCCTTTTTTATTTCTGGAGTTCATATGGCGAATTTGACAAAAGAACAGCGGGCGGCGCGTCAGGCTGAAGAGCTGCAAAAGCAGCAGGCGGAGCAACAGCAGTTGGAACAGCAGCGTTCCGAGTTAGACCAGCAACGGCAGAAACTGGAGCAGCAACAACAGCAGTTGATTTTGCAGCAGGAGCAACTGATGCAGGACCAGCAGCAACTGAATCAGGATCGCCAGCAGCTTGAACAGGATCGCCAGCAATTTGACGCTGAACGAAATCTGGCGCTGTTGCAGGCTTCACTTGAGAAACCTGTGGCAGGCGAACAGGGCGATGTAGATGCCAATGGAGTATCAACATTTACACCATCTGTTGAAAGCGCCGCCACCGTTACGATGGTGCGCCATTTCCCTGAATTCCCTGGCGGCCCTACCGAGGCCAGAGTTCATTCCGATAATGTCCGAAAATGGATCGAGCATGGTTGGCTGGTGGCTGACGAGGGCTAAATATGCGCACGTTCATCACAATTGCGCAGGTGGACACGTTATTAGGTACAGGGTGGACAGAGGACAGCAAAAAATCGCGCTCTGTGCTGTCTGCTAATGCGTGGATGAATGGCCTGAATCTGAACATCAAAGGCGACGCTATTCCTGAGAACGTGGTGCTGGCGGGTGCCTACGCTGCGCAGGCTGCTGCAAACGGCGGGTTATTCCAGCAGAAAACTGATTCCGGCGTGCTTACCAGCCGCTCTGTAGAGGTCGATGGGGCTAAAGTCTCCAAGTCTTATTCATCGCTATCCACCAACAGCAGCGCATTACTTGATTCAGACCTTCAACTGGCGCTGGCGCTGCTGCGACCGTATGGGGCCAGTTCATCGCAAATACGTGTTAACAGGGGGTAAGGGTGGGTATTCGTGACGAGTTACAGGCAGAGATTGCTGCAGCATTTGATGATGATTTGAAAGACGCGGTTTGCGAGTTCTCCGGTGCGAGCTTTTCAGAAACAAGCGTTGATCAGGTAACGGAGCAGGTTATCGGTGAAAAAATCAGTTATTCAGGTCGTGGCGTGCTTTCCAGATACCGGCTGGACAGCATTGATGGCGTCAACATCCTGCGCGGCGACCTGAAACTGACAGCGATGACAAACGAGGTGAGCGGTAAACTTGGGATGGATCATCTGATCACAGCGCCAGACCTGCTTACTGGCAAATCCCAGCAATACAAAATCATTAGCGCCGACACAGACCCGGCGAGAGCGGCTTATCTGTTGCAACTACGGAGGGCATGAGTGGGAAAATCGTGGGATTTCGATCCCGCTGCGTTTGCGGGACTCGTTGAGGAGGATGTAGGGAAAAAACAGCGTGCGATCGCTATCCAGCTGCTCAACAGCGTAGTCATGAGATCACCTGTTGGTAATCCCGAATTATGGGCCATCAACAGCGCGCAGGTTCGCCAGCGTGATCGTGTAAGTGACATTAATCACGCTCTCAGAGAAAGCGATGAGCACGGCTCTGCAGATAAAAATGGAAACAGGAGGATTAAAAAAGGCCATAAGGCTGTGCTCGCGGAAGCGGTTTACAGCGCTAACTCCGGGCCATTAGGTCCGACGAAGCCGCGAAAACTAAAACGCGGGCAGGGAGAGATTTACCGACCACCTGATTATCGCGCCGGTACATTTCGGGCATCACATTTTGTGAGCATAGACCAGCCCAGCAATTGGGTTCCTGAAGAGCCTGATCCGGGAGGTGCTAAAACTATCGAGGCTGGTGTAGCAACTATTTCAACTGCCCCGAACTTCTCAAAAATTTATATCCAGACAAATCTGCCGTACTCAGTACCGCTCGAAAACGGGCATTCCAAACAGGCACCAACCGGCGTCTATGCCGTGTCGTTTAACGATATTGTCCAGGCCTACAAATGACGTTCACAGAAATCAGAGAGGCCATCACCAGACGGATGACGGCCCAGACGGCTATTCCTGATGATGCGGTGACATATCCGAATGGACCAGTGTTTGATCCGTCAGGAAGGGCTATATGGGCGCGACTGAATGACATATCAGGGCTGTCAGGCACTAATGAAATCGGTGCGGGGGCGGTGGTCCATCGCACAGGTGTGATCATCATTCAGTTGTTCGTTCCTGCGGGTTCTCGCTCGCTCCTTATCACTCAGACCGCTGACAAAATCCGGGAGCTATTCGAGTTTCAGGATGATGGACGCCTGAGCTATTTCTCCGTTTCAACAGTGCCAGCAGGTGAAAGCGATGGCTGGTATCAGCTGAATCTGCAAATCCCGTATCGGGCTATTTAATCTATTCAAAATGGAGGTGTCCGCATGTCAAGCGGCGCTAAGGTCGTCTCGGCCTTTATTCGAGAAGCTGTCGCAGGTGTTACGCCTGCTGCCGGAACATGGAATCTGCTCAAACGCACTTCCTGGGGCATTGCACCAGACCAGAGCAGTGACGATAACGACGAGATCGGCGGATCACGCATGGCCCAGGGCAAAAGCATGGGGACTGTCGATGTTGGGGGTGATGTCGGAACTAAATTCCGCTGGGGTCAGCATGATGAATTTCTGGCTTCCTGCTTCGGTTCTGAGTGGAAAAATGACGTACTGACGATGGGCAATGATCGTATCGCATTCAGTATGGCCACGTATGCCTCAGATATTGGCGTAGCGTCTATTGCGCGTGGTTGTCAGGTCGGCACCTTCAAAATGGAAATCCCCAACGATGGCGATATTACGGCAACAATTACTGTTGCTGGCCTCGATTGGGATTCCAATGCCAGTGACAATAGTTATTTCACTGAACCGAAAGACAATGCTGGCGAGCTGCGCTACTCGTTTAAAAGTGTCTCTAACATCAGTCTGAATGGCGTTGATGGCGGCAGCGGATTCTGTATTGATTCATTCGATATCTCGTTTGATAACAACCTGCAGACTCAGCGCTGTATCGGTACTGGCTCAGCGTTCGCTGGTGCAAATATCCAGACCACATTCACGCCGTCAGGCTCTGTCACTC